TTACTAGTTTCTTTTATAGTCTTTATTTGTTTTTTGGATTCTAAGCGCACCTCTTGTCTTGTTTTAGGATTTTTGATGTATTTATACCTTATGCTTATTATCGTGTCTCTAATGGTCTTAAAATAGGTGTATTTGATAGTATCATTAACAACATAAGCAACAGAGTCAATACTCTCAATTTTTAATGTGTCAACAATTACCTTATCTTGTAATATATTAGGATCTTTTTTTATTGCTTTTTTTATATGATAAGTGCTTGAGCAACTACTTAAAAACAATAATAGTATTATGTACCTCATAAAACTGTAGGCTTTTTTGTATAAATGTTTTTTTTGTTTACACCTATCTCCTCAAGCCACTCCTCTACATCAAAACTTGGACATGCTTTACGACTCCAATGATAGTGACCAGAGATCCTCCATTGTGGCTGTAGTGTTGTGTGTGCTTTTACATACATCTCTAATGCCTCCTTTTGTGCATCTGTTCTAGTATCTTTTGGCTTTCCTTTTTTATCTACACCGCCAACGTACACAATATGCCTACTCTTGTAGTTCATCGCTCTAGCGCCATTTGTGACCTCCCAGCTGTCAACATAGTGATCATCATTATAAGGTACTAACTCCTCAATAGTACCATCTAAATGTATCATCTCTGAATAACCAACTTGTGACCAACCACGACCACCTTTATCTTTTGGATTTGTATGCCAACGATAGATCTGATCTGATGTGACCTCTCTACCCTCTGGTGTTGCTGTGCAATGAATAATCAAATACTCTAAGTGTGCCATTTATCTTAAATTTTTTCTGATATCTCTGGCTTTCAAAATTATGTCTGTAATTTTTTGTAAAAATGAGCAACCCTTTACAGCTTTAAACGACTCATCAATAGACTTAACCTCCACCGATATCAATGCTAATGCAATTAATTTTGTTGCTAGATAGTCAATGCTTATAAAATTGCTGACTAATTCATTGATGATAAAAAAGTCTGTAGTATATACAAGTAAAACAGCTACAATGTAGCTCATTAATTTAGGTATTAATCCCTTTCTTGCTTTTCTACTAGATACTTTCTCTTTTAATTTCTTTGCTCTCCAGATCCCTGCTATAGTATCTAATACTGTTGACAATCCTACTAATAGAATAATAGGCTTTATTGGACTAAAAAACACAAGTATTGTTTTCATAAATACAGATGTGTGTGATATTATTAGTTGTTTCATTTCTTACTCTTTGTCATTAAATAAACTTGTAGCTTTTTAATGTTTACTTGTTTTGGTTTGTATACTTTTTTCATATAGCTACATCTCTCTTATCATACCCTTTGACTTTTTCTGGTAATGCATCTAAAACCCAGCCACATGTAAATGCATTTTTATCTGGTTTCATGTCATCGGATTCATTATTGTTGTACTCTGGGAATAAACTAGAGTTTTTACACATATAATCAATAAACCTGTCTGTATAATGTTGTGCTATCTGTCTCTCCTTTTCAACTAAATAGTCAACCTCATTCTTTTGTACTGTCTCACCATTCTCTGTGCCATGTTTATACACACCTTTATTTGCAATTGTATAAGCTGCGAAAGGTAAATATTCTACCATAGAGTAATGGATTAACATTTTTTTAAGATGATCATTGACTAAGTTTAAATAGTTACCTGCTAATGTACCACCATTGATATCAGCTAGTATTTTGTCTAGTAGGTTTGATCCTGTATAGTTTTGTATATGTATATCTTGTGCTATTAAAGCAAACTGTACAAACTTATCTACATCAGTGTTCGCATTAAGTGCAGTAAACTTTGGTATATCTTGAGTTGTAATTAATAGTGTGTAGCTCATTATCTAATTTTTTTTATTTGTTTAGACCACATCTGATGGTAGGTTTTGATTTAAAGGACTAAATCCTTTCAATGGCATATTACTTGGCTTTGTTCCTGCTAATGTATCATTGACTGGTGGTACATATCCATATTTAGTAGCCTCTCCACTTGTTACCTCTACTGTGTTATAACTTGATATAGTTTCTTTTTTAGTAGCTGATATATACGTTCTACGATTAAAGTAATGTTTACATCTAGCGCCACCCTTATAGTCAAAAATAGAATACGAATTCAAGCCGCCCTCACCAAAACCTTTGTTAGGTAATGCAGCACTTAATTTATCGATGTCCTCTTTTCTGTATAACTTTTGTGCCCTCATCATTTCCTTGCAAAATTTTCTCTGTGGCTTAGGATTTCCAGCATATTGATACCTCACTTTAAAAAACAAACCATCAACCTCCTTATCTTGCTCACTCTCCTTATTAGGTGCAGCTCTACCAGTTGCAAACTTCATGATCTTTGACAATGTTGTTTCATCCTCTGACTGTAGTTGTGCATCCCATTCCTTAACTTGCTTATTATAGTGATCCTCATGATCTAAGACAACTGGTCTTTCATCAATCAAAATCCACTCATCACTTTCATCCTCACCAATTCCAGCTATTATTTCTCTTAAATCTTGATTTGAGTTTAAAGTTGTGACAGGATCTATTAGACCATTATCCTTAATACCTACTATACCCTTAGCTCTCTCCTCTGATATTGTTGGGAAACCAGCTTGTATTACTTGTACAGCTGAGTCTGGTGTAAGTGTACCCTCACCAACAGCTTGAACAATAGACACAAGACTTGATATCTGTGCACCATTCATTGCTGTAGCTGCTACATTATTAGCATCTGTTGATATTGCCATCTCCTCAATAGAGTCCATTAGATCTAACCTTTTAAAATATAAATGCAATGCTGCACCATTAAAAGCTAGATACTGATTTATTTTCTCTATAATAGCATCTTGAAAAGTTTTGATACTTTGATTGTAAAATACTTTTGTAGCCATCTCAATCTCATCAGCATTTGAGCTAAAGCCATGATTTTCATTAGTTATCCCAACAATCATCGGTGATATAACTGTGTGACCATTTAATATCTTAGCTTGACACTCGTTTGACAAATACTGATAATGCTCGGGTGCATTGTCTAGAGCTATGTTTTCAATAGTAGCTTTGCTTTCAGCATTGTCATTAAAACTGATTATCATCTTATCACCAGTTGCACCTGTGAGCTTATTTTTTACTTGTCTTGATATGTCTCTCTGAGCCTCCTCACTAGGTACGCCGTTCGAAAAATTAATAAGTTTCGTTGCTGAGAAACCATTTTGTACATCGTTGATCTGAAAATCGGCGATTTCCTCCTCGAGGACACAATAAGGCAAACATCCGGAATAGTCTGGTAGTGTGTAGTATTTCATGTCAACAGAGTCAAACTTTACACAGTCAATCTCTATATCATCCTTGCTAGTACCATAAGCTGAGTATTTTACTGGAGGATATTTTTTAACATTATCCCAGTCATCACTATAGTAGTATGTGTCAATAATACCATCCTCATTACACTTACCAACTCTAATCAATCTAGTAGGTATATAATCAACCTTAACAATTTTAGTGTGTTGTTTATTGTATAGGATTTGGAAATATCCAGCTCCTAGCATTTTGAAATTTAAAGCTAAACCTCTTAATACCTCTGGTGAGATCATAGCTTTCATCATTGCATACTCGTTTGGCTTTCTACTAGCATCTAAAGCATTTAATCCTTTACCATAAATTAACTTTGCTATGTTGTTGATCACAGCATTGTTTGTTGTTGAGTTTTTATATCTTAAAATTAGCCAGTCATAATAGTCATTATCCTTACCGTATGATACCCAGTCCTTTGTTTTAGATTCTATTACCTCTGGCTTTTCATAAGTTGCCAACTCTAGTATATGTACATTATTATCCATTATATTATTATAAAGTCATTATTAGATGATCTCTCTGTATATGTGCCACTATTTATAGTATAGTCTGATATAGTCTGATTTGTGCAAAATATTCTGCCCTTATACACTATCTCTGTGCCATTCTTTACATCAAAGCTGTATTGTTGCCCTTGCTTTAAGGTGAAAGTGCCAGATATTACCATAAAGTACCTGTCAAATGTAGGTGTTATTGAGTATGATGTTGATCCCTCAATACCCTTAATCACTAAACTGTCAGCTTGATTTACTCTAGGGATAACTTTAAACTCTTGACTTGTACCTTGTTCTTTTAGTATTACCATACTTATATAACTATTTTTAAGTTGATTTGTTTATATATAAAAAAACCCACCAATAAAGGTAGGTTTTAAAATGTGTTTGTGTTAATTACTCTGTAGGTATTTCAGTATAAACAATGTTGTCACCATCAAACACCTCTGTACCATCTGGCTTTGTGTTGTGTGTATACTTATCTTTGTCATGATCAAGCTCTGGCATGTAGAAAGTTGTGCCACTTGCATCATTCTCATAAGTGTGTGAATGACTAGATCCTGTCTCAACACCATTTGCAACTTCATCAAAATACTCAGCCTCAACCTCAGTCTTAAATAAAGGATAATGATAAACACCTTTTGGTGACTCAATAAATAAAAAATCCATTTGTGGGATCTCTTCTAGTTTTCTTTTTTTCTTTGGTGTATAATATAGTTTTGTTAATATTCTCTGGTATGTTGTCATTTTAAGGTTTTGTTTATCAATTTGTTTTAACTTTTTTTGTGCCCACTTTATACCAGCATCACCACCCCATGCTAACCACATTAAACGACCACAACCATCTCCTAGTTTTTTTTTAGAGTTTTGTCTGTGCCTTTCAAATGCAGCCATCCTAGCTATTGTGTCTCTAGTTATTGGCTGTCTGTTTGCTAATTGATTAGCTCTTTTTTTACCTACTGGTGTACCACAAGATCCCCATCCATTTTCCTCAGCATACCTTAATGCAATTTTAGCATTTTCAGTTGCCTGTTTTGGATAGTCTGTATAAGATTCTAGTTGTATCATAGTAAAAAAAATAAAGCCTAGAATTGACTAGGCTCTATAAGTTTAAAATTATGATGTTACAAGTGAGTCAAAGAATGGACTTGCACCAATTGTTGATGCTGTAGCATCTATAAAATTACATGGCGTTTTCTCGTTGGCAACGAGTGTTAGTGTGTAACCTACGAGGTCACCCATTGCAGTACCAGTAGATATAGCTGCTGTTGTTAACTCAGCGCCATGCTCCATTCCCATCATAAAGAAATTGCCGTTGTAGTCCTCAACAACTACTCTAGGTCTACCCATAGCAATTAATTTAACTTGTTTGTGTGTGGCAACATCTTGCTTTTTTAATACAGCTGTTAATGTTTGCTCAACAAAAGTAGTACCATTCTCACGACTACTCTGTAAATTTTGCTCTAAGGAATTACCTCCTTTAAGCTCATACTTGTACCCTACTATTGATCCTGTAGAGTTAAATCCATCAATGACATCAGTATCAACACCATCCATTGTGAAACTATCAATTGATCCATAGTTAGCAAAGTAGATACATTTTATCCCTCCGACTACGTCTTTGCAAGGCTCTGTACGTCCTTGTGAAATATCGCAACTCATTTATTTATGTTTTAAAAGTTATAAAAAAAGGTAGGCAATTTCACCTACCCTTTTTAAAATCTAGTTAATTAATCTTATGCTCTGTACCAAACAATGTCAGATCCTATACCAGTTTGAACAGCTGCCGTATATCGCATAATTACACGAACGTTGCGGCTACCATCGAGCTCTTGCATGTCAATAACCTTCGCCTCTACCATGTCTGATAATAAACCAGTACCAAAGAATAGGTTAGATTTTTGTGCAGCTACAGCCTTGTTTGCACCTAAACCTTGTGCAACTACTACTGGAATACCATCAAAAGAAAGTGCACCGTTTGTAAACCAAGTCGTACCTTGATTATTAACACCATTAGCACCTAAGCCTTGAGCACCAAAACCGCCTAAAGCTCTAATATAAGCTCTAGCAAATGACGGTGATGCATAGATAAATAAATCTTCTTTACCATATACTGTAGATGGTATTGCATCAACAATCTTACCCATTTCTGTTATTACGTTACTTGAGTCTACTGTTGTACCAGTTACATCAACAACTGTAGCATCAGCATCTAATAAATCAGAGAAACCAGCAAACTCTCCAGCAGTTGCATCAGTTCCCTCCCAAATAGTTGTCTCTATTTTGTCAGCAACTTTAGCAGCTGTGTGTGCTAGTACAAACTCCTCAAAGTTTGGTGCTAAATTGTCAAAAGCTGAGTATCCCATTTGCTCCGCCTCCCAAGATGCATGTAAATCTTTTTTACAAAGTTGTACGTTCACTTGGAATTCCTCTGGAGTAATTACTTTCTCATCTAGTGTTAATGTGCCACCACTTGTATCAAAGTCACAAGTTGAGTTTTTTACAATGTTATCATAAGATGCAGTCTGTATTACTGACTTATACTTAACATTTGGCATAATTGTGATTAGACCTTTGTCTAATGTAGATGCACTCAAAAGTGCTGCAGCTATATACTTTCCACTAAAAGTACCTGCATTTGTGTTTGTTGTAAATTGTGGATTTGCCATTTTTTACTTTTTTATAAATTAATATTATGTGTTACAAATTCTCTCCATTACTCTATCAATTGTAGACTTATGTCTGTTTTGTGCATATTTAAAGTCTACAGTTTCAGATTTATTCTCTGGATTATGAGTAATTGGTTTTGCAGCAGCAACATCCTCAGATGTAAGCTCTACATTTTCTGTTATTTCTTTTTCTTCTTTTTCTTCTTCTTTGTCTTGTACATCTGATGATAATGTTAGGTTAGATT